GGCGGGGGGTTTAGGCCCCCCGACTTTTTATGCCAGATGTAGCAAACACACCGATTAAAATCTGCTCTCGCGCATCTCTCTTGATTGGGGGAGACGCGATTCAGTCTTTTGAAGATGGCACAGCCGAAGCGTCAGTTAGCTCGGCTATGTACGAAGACATGGCGCGTTCTGCTTTGACCAACTCACGTTGGCGCTTTGCTACAGATCAAGAGGTTCTGGCTCGACAATCTGAGGCACCTACTGGTCGTTGGGAAGCAGCATATCTACTCCCCTCGGAAATGATTATGCTCAATGCTCTGACCGTAAATAACGTACCTATTAAGTATGATCTCTATGGTACGAAGGCATTTTGCAATGAGTCTCCTACAGCTGAGATTGTTGCTGATTATATTTTCCGTGCAAATGAAGCGTTCTGGCCTCCATACTTTGTAACTGCGGTTGAGTATATGATGGCTGGTGTTCTTGCTGTTTCTGTTGCGCGAGACGCTACGCTTGCAGGTTTGATGGAGCAGAAGGCTGACTACCAGATGCGCCAAGCACGCCGCCTACACTCACAGCAGCAAACAACACGCAAGCTCAACACATCGAGGTTCATTGCTGAAAGGCGCAGCTAATGCAAAGAGTACGAGTTCCTATTAGCAGCTTTCAGTTTGGTGAGGTTAGTGACTCATTGCTTATGAGGACTGATTCGCCTGTGTATGCTCAGTCAGCGCAGCGCATAGAAAACATGGTGGTTATGGCCGAGGGTTCTGTAAAGAAACGCTACGGCCTAAAGCATATCTATGACTATGGGTTGAGCGGTGTGGGTACTGCGCAGTCCCACCTCTTCCGCTTTATGTTTGATACAAACGAAGAGTATGTCATCTCTGTTGAGGAGGGTAAGGTTCGCTGCTTCCAGCTAGAGACTGATGGCAGCGTCACTCTTGTTGATACAATTACTCAAGATACAGACAGCAATGCCCTGCCGTTCGATGAGGATTACATCCAAGAATATACATCGACCCAGTACGGTGATGTTATGTTTATCTGCCATCCTCTGTTTGCGCCTCGGATGCTTACCCGCACTTCGTTGACTAACTTTGAGATCAGTGTGTTTACGTTTGATTCAAAGCTAGATGGCAATGAGATTTATCAGCCTTACACGCGGTTTCAGTCTCAGTCTGTAACGCTTGATCCATCTGGAACAACTGGCTCAGTTACTCTTACCACAAGTGAAGACTATTGGGTTGCTGACCATGTAGGCTCAGTTATTCGATACGGTACTTCCGAGATTGAGATTACTGCTTATACATCTGCGACTGTAGTTACTGGCACTGTTACTGATGAATTGAAGCTGCGCCTTGCTGTTACTAATCCTCTCAGAACAACAGAGGGTAGTGCCGTTGTTGAGGTCACTCAGCTTAGCCATGGCTTTGCTGGTGGCGAGGCTATTACTATTTCTGGTGCAGCAGCAACTGGCGGTATTAACACTGGGCAACTGAACGGCAGCTTTACTGTTCTCGATATTATTGACGAGAACACTTACACTTACACTGCTGGTGGCTCTGCTTCTTCTTCAGAAGATGGTGGTGGTATTGTTTACGTTGAGACGCATGCACCTACAGTAGATTGGGATGAGCAGTCTTGGTCCGCTGTGCGTGGCTATCCTGCTGCTGTAGTCATACATGAAAACCGTCTTTGCTTTGGTGGTACGCTTGCTGAACCTGACGCAGTATGGATGAGTAAGATCGGCAGGTTCTTTAACTTCGATGTAGGTGTTGCTGCTGATGATGACTCGATTGCGCTGGTTGCTGCTACTGGGGATGTAAATGAGATCAGGTACATGATTTCTAATCGTGACTTGCAGGTCTTCACTGCCTCAAGCGAGTTGTATATTCCTACATTCTTGAACCAAGCGATTACTCCAACCAATGCTCAAATCCGCAAGCAGACACCATATGGTGTGTCCAATGTGCTTCCAGCATCTATAGATGGTGCTACAATCTTTGTGGCTAATAATGGTCGGATTGTTCGAGAGTTTCTGTATACTGACAGTGAGGATGCCTATACGTCCAACGCTATCTCTACGCTTGCGTCTCACCTCATTGTTGACCCTAAGTGTATGGCTGTTGCTCACAGTGGCTTTGGCTTGCCTGACTCATACGCAATTATTACCTTGGGTGGTGGTGATGCCATTCTGTTTACATCTAACCGCGCTGAACGCCGAGCCGCTTGGACGCGAGTAACAACAGATGGATCGTTCTGCTCTGTGATTGCTATCGAGAATCGTATCTTTGCTAACATCTATGACTCTGACGGGAACCTGCACCTTTGTGAGTTCAGTGAAGATGTAGGCTTAGACTTCTGGATTTATGGTGAGATTACTTCTGACAAGGTTGATGTCAGCGGTAAGTATTCAGATGGCGATACTGTTGATGTGCTTGTTACCGATGGCACGTCTCAGTCTCACTTGGGGTCGTTTACTGTAAATGGTGATAATGAAGTTGATCTTACTGCATATAATGGTTTTGGGTTTACTCATGCTTATGCTGGCAAGAAGTTTACAGCCAAAGTCGTAACTAATCCAATTGATGCAAACATGGGTACTGGCCCTGCCACGGGTGAGATACGAGGCTTGGCAAATATTGTAGTTGATATGAAAGAAACTCGATCAATGAAAGTAAATAACAGACCACTGGTTACTCAGTCAGCCTTCACTGGAAAGAAAGAGTTCCGAGTGCTGGGGTACGATAGAAACCCACAAGTAACAATCGAACAAGATGATCCGTTGAGCCTACAGGTAAACGGTATAGTAGCGGAGTTAATAGTCTAATGGCTTTTCCAATGTTAATGTTAGCGGCTGCTGGTATTCAGGCAGGTGGTTCTATTATAGGTGGAATCGGCGCAAAGAAGAGTGCTGATCTAAATGCCTTTAACATAGGCACTGAGAAAAAGCTCGGTCAGGCTGAAGCGGCTCAAAAAAACAATGATCGCATGGAACTTTACCGCTCTAATCTTTCTGCAAACATCGCCTCGTTTGCCGCACAGGGCCGTGACATTGGAGCGGATCGTTCTGTTAGCGCGTTTCTTGATCGCCAAAAAGAGATTGCTGTTAGTGATACTGGTCGTTCCGACTTTATGACTATGATGCAAAGCTCGAAGCTAGATGCTCAAGCTGCTGCTACTCGGCGAGAAGGTAAGGCCGCAATGACTGCTGGCTTTATAGATGGATTTACCACTATTGCAGGCGGCTTAAACAAATACAGTAAAGTCAAAGTACCTAAGTCAGGATCGTAAGACATGGCAGTTATTCGCGAAAAACGTCAGTTTCAAATTGGCACTATTGGAGTAGCTAGAGCTTCTCAAGGTGGTCGTATAGTTGGCGATGCTATTTCGCGGTCTGCTAATACTCTTGGTGATATGTTCTATCGTGAGGCGGCTGCCGAAGCAGAAAAGGTCGGCACTGAAGCCGCTCAGTCTGTTGATCGGGAGCAGGTAATTACCATCAATCCAGAGACGGGAGAGCCAGAGGCTTATGCTGCTCCTGCTGGTATGGGGTCTATTGGTACGGATGCTTATCAGCGCGTTGTCATGCGCAGGTTCCAGCAAAGCATTGAAGACGAGATAAGAAACAAGGGCAAAGAGCTTGCTGTTCGATACGAGAATAGCGCCAATGGTGTTGCTCTTTATGAGTCAGCAATGTCTGACTACTTGGCCTCGATGACCAATGTTGCCCAAGACCAGTTCAAGGGTTTCATTACTGATGTAGGTACTACCTACTTGAACGCGACCAGCACCAACATGCGTGTTGCTCAGGTTCGTCGTGAGCGTTCTGCTGCTAAGAGGGCTCAACAAGCCGCCGTTTCAGATGGTCTTCAGAATATTGAGGCTATGGTTGCCCAGATGGGACCAGCTGCTCTTAATGGCCCAACAGTAACTAACGGCGTTATTCAATCCGTATCAGCTACAAATTCTGATGGTGCTAAAGCTGGTCTATTCAGCCCGTCTGAAGTTAATGGATACGACTCAGCAACGCGCCTTGCAGTCACTAGAGGTTTGGTTCGACACGCTTCTCAGCAATCAGATGACCCTGATACTCTTAGGCTTCTTCAGCAAGCGATTGGCACACAGAACCCAAACGCAGTTCCAGATGAGTTCTCAGCAGTTGCCGATGCCATGCGAGGCTTTGGCTCTGATTACTCAGGTCTTGCTAAGTTAGAGAAGTTTTCTGATGGCCTTCTTGGTGATCAGGTTCAGTATGCAGAAGTAGTTCAGCGCCGAGAGATCGAGGCTCAAAAGGCTGAAGACGCCTTAACTGTCTTTGATATGCAGAACGATGTTGCTGGCCTTACGCTATCAGCAAAAGCCTCTTCTGTTAATCGAGGTCCGCTTGCTGTTGCCAACCGCGCTAGAGATGATTGGTCCACTTTTACTGAGCGCGCTCGCTCTCAACTTGTTGCTGGTGATAAGGCTATATCAGACCAGACTCTTGCAGAGCGCAATGCAGTCTTAGAAGCACAAGCAAGTGGCTTATATGCTCGAGCATTAAGCGGTCTATCTACTGACGATACTGACGCTCTTGAAAATGCTATTGCAAATCGCAACCCAATGCTTGCGCCTGAAAGCGCACGACTTGAGTTGAACGCATTAATGCGTATGGAGGCTGCAACGGGTCAGCCTATCTTAGAAAACTTTATGCCTGAGATTAGCTCTTATCGCAGTTCTGCTGGTAAGAATGTTGATTCAATCAATCAGGTTGCCGCTTCTCAGCAAGCGCTTGAGGTAGACCTTCGTTCAATTCTCTACTCTAAGGATGTTGAAGGTACGCTGGGGGAGCGTCTTTCTCAGATTAATTCTATTGAAAATCTGAAAGACAACGAGCGTAAGGCTATGATTAGTTCTGCGTATTTTAATGCTGGAACTAACTCCCTTAATACTTTCTTTGCTGACGGTAGCTTGAATGAAGATCAGCTTCGAGAAGCGCGTAGTGTATTTGATGGCGGCTCATTCCAAACGGGTGTGCTGTCTAATGCCCAAGTAGACCAAATCAATCAGGCCCGAGCATACGCTGAAAAGGCTGGTAAGCTCAGGCAGCTTGGCACTACATTAAACAGTCAAGTTAGTATTGTAAGTGATCGCATTAAGGCGCAAGAAGAGGCCACTCAGGCTTCACGGCGAAAGACTCAGATTGAAATTGGTCAGGCCCAGCCAGAACTTCAGGCCAACCGAGAACTCTATCAGGAAATTCTTAGTGACAAGTATGCAAATGGTCAGGATATTTCTGCTATTTTGGCAAGCCCAGAGTCATTAACAAGCCCTGTTACTCTCAACATTTTAAACGATATTGCCCAAAAGCATATCCTACCTCAAGCACTGCACAACATGTTTGCTTCACTTGCTGATGGTGAGTTTCGCATTGGCGATCCAAATGTTGTTCTTTCTCACTTTATGAACGTGCGTGATTATCAGTTTGAGGGCCAAAGAGTAGATAACAACGCAATCACGTCTTTGGAAAAAGATCAGATAATTATGCTTAAGTATCTTGCCGACGTTGTTGATATCGAGGGTAATATTAGTGCGGATAGGATGGCTGCTATCTACAACCAAAAGGTTGAGTTTGATCGCAACCCGACGAAACAAGAGAGCGTAAAGCAACTCCTAGATGCTCCCCTTGAGGAGTTTGTTCTTAGCCTCGATGGTATGACAGATGCTCCTTATTCTGCTGTAAACGCAATGGCATCTGCTACTCTTAGCCTTGCCGCAATGGGTGCAAGCCGCCGCGAAATCAAAGGCCGCCTAGAGGACCAGATGGAAAGAACATATCCAGATGGTCAGGGTTATGTGTTCAATACGAATGGGGGGAGGCGCACTAAGTTCTCGTTGGGTCAGGTGGCTCAAGGGCATGAAGAACTCTTCAAGTCATATGTCAATCAAGTTGTATCTAGAGTGAGTGGTTTAGAGAGCGCTTCTCTTGGCGGTGATCGAGTTATG